TGGACGACCCGGACGCCTACGGCGCCGAGCGGGTGGCGATCAAGAACGTCAGCTTTGACGACCTCACCTCGCCGACTGGGAAGCCGCCGTATTCGGCAAGGTAGAGTGTCCCTTTACCTTTGGGGATTATGAATACTTAGACAGAACGGAGGCTTAAGTATGAACGTTGTGGATATTCTGCTGCGTATGGACATTCCCCAGCCCCAGACCAAGCAGTACAAGCACAAGCGCCTCTCCCAGTTGGCGGGAGAGGACGTTATCTTTACCATCCAGGAAATTCCCTATTCCCGGGTGGCGGAAATCCGCCGCATGCACGGCGACAGCGAAGATTTGGACTTGCACATCGTCCTGGCTGGACTTAAGGATCCCGACCCCAAGAATCGGGATTTAAACGCCAAATATGGCGCGGCCACCCCGGCGGAGCTGATCAAGAAATTGCTGCTGCCGGGGGAAATTACCGACCTGTCCCGGCAGATTGAGAAACTGTCCGGCTACCGGGTGCAGACCCTGGAGGAGATTAAAAAAAACTAGAAAAAGACCCCGAGCTGGACATGATGCTCTGGCTTTTGAATGAGCATCATGTTCTGCCGGGGGATTATTACCGGTTGCCGGCGGGAGAAAAGGACTTGCTCCGCATTTTATACCAAAAGATTATGGAATCTCGATCCGACTTGTGAGGTGAACTGTATTGGGCCGCGACGTCAGCATTGCAATAACCGCCAGGGATAATTTTACCCAAGCCATCACCACCATGCGCAACGCCAACACTGCGTTCAACAAGGACTTGGAGGGGTTAACCCGAAAGCTGGACCAGCTCAATAAAACCAAAATTGATCTGAAAATCGAAACCGACAAGCTCAAAAAGGAATTGCAGGAGGCCAGGAAGCAGTTTAACCAAACCGGGGACGCCGCCGACGAGATGGCGCTGAAAATAGCTGAAGCCAATTTTGAAAACGCCCAGCGGAATCTTCGGTTGGTCAGCCAGAACGCCAAACAAGCGGAGAAGGATATTCTCTCCCTCACCGATGCGGTCAGTCGGGCGGAGAGTCGAGTAAGCGGTGGAGGTGGATCCGTAGAAAACACCCTGGCGTCCTCTCTGAGCAAAGCAGGGCTTGGGAAGATGCTTGGAGATTCCCTGACCAACGCCATCCATGTGGGAATCAGCTCCGCCTTTGGCGGCACCGTTGGAAACGCCATCTCAACCACCCTTTCGGGAGCTATCACCGGCGCTGCTATGGGCAGCATAGCGGGGCCGGCCGGTACAGCCATTGGCGCGGCGGTCGGGCTGGCAGCCGGAGGAATCAGCGCCGCCACCGGATACTTTCAGAATATTCAGGAAACAGCAAAGGCGGTTCGGCAGGAATTAGTCGAAAATGCTCTTGCGCAGCAGGCGGCCGATTTGGAGGCAGGCATTGATTTGGCGGCAAGCCGAGAAACTTCCCTCATTTCCTTTACAACCCTGTTTGGGGACAGAGGCTTAGCGGAGCGGTACCTGGAAGAAATGCGCACCATGGCCAACACGACGCCGTTCGGATACGATGACCTGGCGCAGATGTCCAAAACGCTGCTTACCTTCGGCTTTAAAGACGATCAGTTGTTGCCTCTGCTGACCACCATAGGCGATGCCGGCGCTGCGCTGGGAATGACCATCCAGGACATGACCATGGTATCCACCGCGCTGGGGCGGATGTATAGCAGCGACAAGGCAACGTTGGAATACCTCAACCTGTTGATTGAGCGCGGCATTCCCGCCATCGACTACCTGGCACAGGATAGCGGGAAAACCGTTAAAGAAATCTATGAGGCCATATCCAAGGGACTTATTTCCGGCAAAGATGCTGCCGCCGTCATCAGCTATTACCTGGGGGAAGCGTTCAGCGGCAGCATGGAGCAGCAGTCCAAAACCTTTTCGGGCATGATGTCTGCGCTGGAAGATGCGCAACATGAGATGCAAAACGCCATGGGCGAGGGATACAACAAAGCCCGCGCCAGTGGCCTGCAAGAGCAAATTGACTGGCTTTCCGGAGAAAACGGGGAGAAGATGCAGGAAGCCAACCGCCTCATCGGCGAATGGCGAGCCAGTCTGGAAAATGAGCGCGAGCGCCTGTACCGGGAATACATGGAGCGGGCGCTGCAGCAAATTGAGGAAGCAGGCCTGACGGGGGCGGAAGCCGGCAGAGTGTTGGCTCAAGCGCAAATCGATGCCCAGGCAGCCTACAACGCTTCAGCCGGTGCAAAAGAACTTGTGAAAATGCAAACAGATCTCATTGAGCAGACCGGTGAAACATTGGCAAAAGATCCAGCCACCTACAACGCGGGGTTTTTGGTAGGGGAGGCGTACAGCAAAGGCATCATGGCCGCCATAGAAGATTCGGGCTGGTGGGAAATTGGCATTTCCGTAAAGCCCAATCCACGCACAGACCTCGCTGAAAACATCAAGATAGCACGGGAAAAAAACATGAAAGCGCGGGAAGAGGCAGGTAATGTGGGTGGCCACGCATGGGGCTTGCGTTATGTCCCATACGACAATTATCTGGCGCGCCTCCATCAAGGCGAGCGGGTTCTGACCGCCTCCGAGGCAAGGGCGGCCGACCAAAAGGAGACCGCTCCCATCTCAATCTCCGGAAACAACTTCTATATCCGAGAGGAAGCGGATATTGACAGAGTTGCCCAGCAGCTACTGGTCAAGCTCCGGCAGGCGCAAAAAATCACATAGGAGGGATGGATATATGGCGGATCGTCCCTTTATCTTTCGGGGGGATGGGGAGGAATTGGTGCTGCCCGTAACTCCGGAATCTTACCAAGTGGGCTGCGGTATCAACGTTGAGGTCGTCAACATCCACGAGCTGGGGGACGTGATTGTCACCGGCTACGGCACGTTGCAGACCATTAAAATCTCCTGCCTTTTTCCGGCCAATGACTATCCTTTTTCCAGTGACAGCGATCCGGATTATTACATTCAACAGTTTAAAGGCTGGGTGGAAAACAAGACCCGGCTGCGTTTTATCATTGGAAACACCGATGTCAACGTGCCGGTGATTGTGGAGAGCTTTACCTACGGAGAGCGGGATGGTACCGGCGACGTGTACGCAGAGATTACCCTGCGGGAGTACCGGGAGATTGTACCTCAGCAGGTGACCACAAACCCAGGGGCCAGCAAGGCAAGGCCTTTGCTGGCCCCAAAATCAGGCATCAAAACTTACACTACCAAAGCGGGCGACACGCTGGAAGCCATCTGCCGAGCGGAGTACGGTGACGGCAGCTGGGAGATGTGCAGCCGGCTGGCCCGATACAACGGCATGATACATACAGGGCTGTTGGCTGTAGGGATTACCTTAAAAATTCCTAAGCCGCTTCCATAGTTACCACTTGGGAGCTACTGAAATAGAGTGCAAAAGTCCATCTACGCAAATATAACTATATGCGATATCACCATCAAAAGCTTTAGATGTAGTTGTAAAGTCGGACGGGATTCCAAGTTCCGATGCCATGTTAAATTTGGTGTTTGGATTTAAAAAACCAGGAAGGGCGCCACAAACAAACCCAAAGTTATGTGTCGCATCCTGGGAAGCGCTAGGATCATAATATTCTACTTCGATGGAAGTTAGATTGCCTGCATCATTTGCTTCGAACGTCAGCGTTAGTTGACGACCAATCCACTCAACCTCTTTCCCGCTTCCGGCATAATCAGGCATAACAACTATATGCTGAATATCCTTGTTGTCCGGATTTTTCTCTTTTAGTTTTTGCACACCTTCATTCCATCGAGCAATAAAATCATCAGGAGTGATCAAGAATTCACCGTCGCCGACCTCTATACCTTGAGTGGGTGTAGTAGAACCGCTCGCACATGCAGTCAACAGTGTTAGTATCAACAAAATTGCAATCTGCTTTTTCATATACACCATCTCCTTTCATCCAAATAATACCAAATAGGAGGCCGCCATGCAATTACTGCTTACCAACAGTTTCGGCACCTTTGATATCACCAATATGGTACCCTCCGTCCAGTGGTCCGGAGATTATCAGCAGATAGCCCGCACTCTGAGTTTTGGTATTTTAAGCTCCGCCACCGACAAAACTATCCCCACCGTAGACTGCTCTTTGGGTTGCACGGTGCAGCTGGTGGTGGGCGGAGAAGTTCTTTTCGACGGGAAAATCCGCAGCCGCACCATATCCACCGAGGGCTCCACCATTGACGTGGTTTGTTACGACCGAGGCTTTGTTCTCAAGCGTACCAAGGTACTCAAAACCTACACCAACAAAACGCCGACCGAGATCGTGAGAGATCTGGCCGGCTTTTATAATATCCCACTGGGGATAATAGCGGACCCGGACGTCAGAATCACCCGAAATTTTGTCACCGGGCGGGACAGCATCATGGATGTGATTCAAACGGCCTATACGCTGGCGTCCCAAACCACAAAAAAGGCCTACCACATCGGCTTTCGCGGGCGCAAGCTCTACATAACCGTCAAAGAGCCGGACCAGCGAACCTTGATTCTCCGGGGAGGCGCCAACCTCATCTCCGCCACCACCACCGAGAGCGTGGAGAACATGGTCAACGCGGTGCAGATATACAATATAAACGGCAAATTCCTGCGGGAAATTGCCGACCAAGAAGCCATCAAACTCCACGACCGGCTCCAGGAGATTGTCAAGCAGACCAAGAATGACAACAAAGCCGCCGAGGCCCAAAAGCTGCTGGACAACGGCGGAGTTACCCAAAAGATTACCGTCCACTGCCTGGGCAACGTCGCCAACGTCACCGGCGGCACGGTGGTGGTCCAAGAGCCGTACACCGGGCTCTACGGCCTTTTTTACATTGATTCCGATGTCCACGAGTGGAAAAGGGGCCAGTATTACAATAAACTGACCCTTAATTTCAAGGCGATTATGGATGAAAAAGAGGCCGGCAGCTTGCCAAACGCTACCGGCTCCAAAACCGGTGGAAACGGCGCATCAGATAAAATTATCTTTGAACATGAATACGGGTGGGATTCCAATGATTGACAGCCAGGACAACCCCTATAGCGGGATGCTGAACCTGATCCGGGAGGATAGCGGGGAGCGCTATGTGGCTCCATGGTGTTTCGGCATCATCCGGTCCCTGTCTCCGCCGGCTGTGGAAATCAACGGCCAGGTGGTGAGCTATGGCGTGTTTATCAATTCCGGGCTGCTGCCCCGCACCGCCAGCTTTGCTAACCTTTTGGGGAATTTGGAGGGGACGCCGGAGGACATGAGCATATTGGCCGGCAGCCTGACCGGCACATTAAGCGGACCCGTGGCAATCGGGGACCGGGTGGTGTTGCTCCAGTCCCAGGACGGCCAGGAATACGTTGTTTTGTGTAAGGTGGTGTGACGATGGACCTATTCCCAATGATTCAGCCGGAGCTTGTGGTAACTGACAATACCCTGCCCCTCTATAGGGAGGTGGCCTGGGATTTTGAAAAAGGTAAGCCCATCTGGCAGAACGGAAACCCCAAAATTGTGGAGGGCGCCGAAGCCGTTAAAGTGTGGGCGTGGAAAGCCCTGGTCACACAGCGGGCGCGCTGGAAAGTCTATACCTGGAACTTTGGCAGCGAACTGGATTCTCTCATCGGGCAAAACTACTCCGAGCAGACCAAGCGGGCCGAGGCAATTCGATACGTGCGGGAAGCGCTGGAGATCAACCCCTACATCACGTCGGTGGGGGAAGTCACCACCAGCTTTGCAGGCGACAAAATGACCTTACATGTCAAGCTCCATACCATTTACGGGGAGGTGACGGTCTATGTACGATAAGACACCGGAAGAAATCAAGGCGGCTATCAAGAGCAGCCTTACCAAGATCGATACCCGAGAGGGCTCCTTTGCGGATGACGTCATCGGCCCCACCGCGGTGGAGCTGAGCAACTTTTACAACACTCTGAAAGGGCTGCAGCACATTGTCTGGGTGGATGAAAACAGCGGCGAATATTTGGACCTCGCCGCCGAAGATATCGGCATCGAGCCAAGAAAACCGGGGACCAAAGCGCAGGTTACCTTGCAAATCACAGGAGACAGAGGTCACACCATACCCAAGGGTGCGGCCTTTTTAACGGCCGATAACCTCTACTTTGTCACCACCGAAGCCCTTACCATTCCACAAGATGGGGTAGTCAATATCAAGGCCGAAGCCCAGGAAGTGGGAGCCGCCTATAACGTCCCGGCCGGCAGCATCATCTATCAGTTTTCCAACGACGCCCGCATTTCCGCCGTCACCAATCCGGCAGCGGCCCAGGGCGGCACCGACCCAGAAAGCGACGCCTCCCTGTACGAGCGAATCCGTGATGCCCGTCAGAAACCCTCCACTAGCGGCAATAAATACGATTACGAGCGCTGGGCCAAAGAGGTTGACGGCGTGGGAGCGGCGAAAGTATTCCCGCTGCATGAAGGACCCGGCACCGTTTTAGTGGTGATAGCGGGTCCCGACAGGTTGCCTGTGGATGATGCCGTTGTCCAAAGCTGTAAAGAACACATTGAGGAAGTCCGCCCCATTGGTGCCGCGGTGACCGTCCGCTCCGCCCAGTCTCTGGATATCGTCGTTTCCGTCACTGTGCAGCTGGAGCCGGGAGCGGACCAAACAGCGGTACAGGCAGCCTTTTTGGATGCTTTGGAGGACTACTTTGCCTCCATTGCCTTTGTGGAGAATAAGGTCCTTTACAGCCGCGTGGGTGGGCTGCTTATCAACATCCCCGGCGTAGTGGATTACACAGACTTAACCCTCAACGGGGAGGCTGCCAGCGTGGAGCTGGGAGCCCAGCAGGTGCCGGTCATCGGAGAGGTGGTGATTACATGGAGTTAATGGAGCTGCTTCCGCCCCAGTGTTACAACGGCGAGGAGCACATGGAGGAACTCCAAGCTGCTTTAGGCCGCCAGGTAGAGGAGGCAAGAAAGGCCCGGGATGACCTCTTTTTGCAGGGCCGTCCTTCCACCGCTACCTGGGGATTGGCCAACTACGAGCGGGAATGCGGCATCATCCCAGACCCTGCCAAACCTTTAAAACAGCGCCTGGCCTTATGGAGGGCAAAGCGGCGGGGCCATGGCACCACCACGGTAAAGGTTATCCGCGGTATGGCACAGTCAGCCTTTGGCGGGGAAGCTATTGTCACCGAGCGCCCCGGGCAGTACCTGGTGGAGATTAAAACCATCGGCACCAGCCTTGCCAACCGGCAGGATTTTCAGACGGCGGTAAGCGAAATTATTCCCGCCCATCTGGCAGTCAAATACACATACGGACTGCGCCATCAGTCCATGGGGCCCACACTCACAGCGGTTTGCGCCATGAGGGCCACCGTCATTCACAATCACAAGGGGGAATAGATATGGCACGGTTTGTAAGTACCATCACCAGCCGGGGCAGCGAGGTGCTGACCCAATTCCTGGCCGCCGGCCGGGAGCTTATCATCTTTAAAGCGGTAGCGGGAGATGGCATTTCCAGCGCCCCCATCCATACCATGACTGACATGGTTTCCCCCGTGGAAGTGGAAGCGTTGGTGGGAGGGAAAGAGTGGGTACAGGGCACTCCGGGGCAAATGCAGGTTACCGTGGAGTTGACCAACTGGGGCCTTACCCACAACACACCGATCAGGGAGCTTGGAACCTTTGCTTATGACATGGACGGCGCCCCGTTTTTGTTTACCTATTCCCGCCTTGAAGGTGGAGACAGCGACAACATTCTCCCGCCTCCTGAGGATCCCAGCCAGCCGGACACCAGTCACATTCACAATCTGGCGGTGGTGATCACCGAGCAGGAATACGGAGCCATCACGGTGGAGGTATCTGCAGGTTTCGGGGTGACTATGGCCCAGATGATCGCTTACGCTGCCCCCAAATACCACACCCAGACGGCGTCCACTGTACAAGAGGCTACCGGAGAGAGCACCGAGGAAGCTCAACGCCGCCAAGACTATGCCATCAAAGCGCTGCAAGAACAACTGGACACCGGATTTACTGGATTATCCCTTACATGGGGATTCACCGCCGGAGAAATCGACCAGTGGCAGGGTTACGATGGCGGGTTGGTGGAAGGCATCTGGAATGCGGCCAATAATCGGATGATTGTGAGAGGGAGTGCTTCATAATGGCGACCGCTATTGATAAAAGCATGGCTCCATTTACCTACACAGGTGATTGGGACATCTATGAATATGAACCTGGAAAATATTATGCAAGATTTTTAACTAGTGGAACATTAACGCCAAAGCATCCTTTTGTTTGTGATGCGTTTTTGGTTGGAGGAGGCGGCGGTGGCGGCGGATGTAATAACAACCATTCAAGCGGAGCAGGTGGTGGAGGCGGCGGCTACACACGTAGCGTTAATAATGTAAATGTAACATCTAATCTATCTATTGTTATAGGTAGTGGTGGGCGTGGAGGTTCTGGTGTCGAGTCTGGCTATTACTCAAGGAATGGCGAACCCGGTGGAAATACTGTGTTTGGTTCGTATTCTGTTTCTGGCGGTAATGGTGGATACGGTAACTATACTTCTAGTTCTAGCACTACTGGAATTGGTGGTTCCGGAGGCTCTGGCGGCGGAGCTGGTGGTAATATATACAACGGATCGTCAACTGCTGGAGGCGCAGGAGGCTCTGACGGTGGTGGAGGTGGTAGCTCTGGTGCACAGTCTGGCGGTAGTGGGCAGGGCTTATCAACAAGACCGTTTAGCGGAACACCATTCAGCTCAATGCAATTTGCTGGCGGAGGTGGTGGTGGTGGAAAAGGGTACAACAGCACCGCTAGTGATACTTATCCTGCATCTTCGTATGGTTCTGGGGGGTCTGGAGGTGGTGGACGTGGAGGCAGCGGTGGAGCCTATTCTGCTAGTGGATCTGATGGTGCTTCTGGTAGCCCTAATACCGGAGGGGGTGGTGGTGGTGCAGGCGGAAATGGACAATACTCACCTACTACTACCGGCAAGTCTGGTGGTTCCGGCGGCTCTGGCATCGTCATCATCCGCGGTGTATTAAACCTTGCCCCCACCGACCCGGACGGCATCACCTACGGTCAGCCCAACGCAGGCAAGTCTTTGCTGCTGTCCACAGGCGGCAGCACGGACCCGGACGGCGACAGTATAAGCTATGTATGGGAGCACCGCACCGACAGTGGTGTATACACCCAGATCGGCGTCACTACCGAGCCGCAGATCACTGCAACGGTACCCACCAGCGGCACCACCTATCAGGCCCGGGTCAAAGCGGTAGACGATAAAGGCGCAGAGTCAGGCTACACCACCGGCACGGCCCAAACCATCAACTACAACAACGCCCCCACCATCAGCGGCACAGACGAGGACAAAGGTTCCCTGACTGTCCCTCCCACCTACACCTACATCGTGAATGATGAGGACGAAGGCCAAACC